TTTCTCGTAGGCAGCATGACTCGAAGAATGCACCGTGCATCCGACCGCGCAGCCTTTGCCGTTCTCCCAGTATTTGCCGTGAATCAGTTCATCGGCGGCGATATGGGCACGCACTCGGGCTAGATAAAAGTCTTTCACTTCCTGCTTTCCGTGATAGGCGATCATTGATTTGCTCCTTTCGAATTTTCGACTCAGCGTTTCGACTGTTCTATTCCGAGAATGGACGAAAGTTCATCAGCGCACGACTCTCGGCCAGCGGTCCATTCATTTTCTCCCTCCATCGGAACCCGCCATTCTTCAGGCAGCGCAAACAGTTTCTCGATGTCGGCCATGACTTCCGGTGGAACATGCTGGGCATACAGCCAGTCTTTGAGAGTGAGTTTAGCCATTTCGACGCGCTCCTTTGAGAAACAGGGCTGCAAGAACGAGAAAGACAAGGTAGATGAGAAGTTCCAGGTAGTATTTCATTTGTCACCTCGCAGTAACTTTTCGAACTCCATGGCATTTCTGGCCAAAGGTTTTTAGAATCCTCTGGATGCACTTCAAATCTGCGCCCATCTGGACACCAAGTGAAATTCCCTAGTCGCAACACATGAGCCGATAGCCCTTTTGAATCGGTTGCTCCCACTCTCCGGCCTCACATTGTTTGAATCTCACTCGGTCTCCTCGATTCAGTTTCGGGGCCAGCCCGTCGATGGCTTCGTATCGGCCCAGCCCCGACTCTGCGGTTAGAGGCAAATGGGGAAGGACTAAGCCTCATTCCGCAAACTTGATTGTGTATCCGTGTTTCTTGCCTATGTCTTGCAAATCAAAGGCTTTAGACTCTTTCATATACTGTACCTTCGAAGCATCATCGAGCTTGATGTCGAGGAGCTTCTGAGATTCGGGACTGAGGGCAGCCCGAAAGACAGAGACGCCTTCGCCTTGCAGGGCCACAAATCCATCCTTCCACCGCACAAGGGCTATAGTCTTGAGTTGTTCTTCCTCGCGCTCTTGGTATTTCTGCTCGGCCTCGACTTGTGAGATTACAGCAGCCTCTTCAATTGGAGTAGGATCGAAGCCAGCGAGTTTGATGATCCAGCCATAGGTGAGGCGGTAGGCTTTGGATGCGGCCCTGGTGATCGCCATCGACCGAACAGCATAGTCCTCGGCTTTCTCCCATTGCCCGTCCCGAGTGCAAATGGAGCTTGCTGATCCGACAATGTGATCGTCGCGCATACGGACAAGGTTGATCTTCGCTTCATAGCCTCTGGCGATCTCTTTGACATAGGCCTCTTGAGGCGTTACGCCCATCATCCCGCCGACAATCGACCAGCCTTCGAACCAGATGTATTTCTTCTGCTTAATGACGGTGTAGAGCTTTTGCGATGTGACAATTTCGGCCAGGCAGTTTGCGATCTCAACGGCTTCGGCCACAGCCTTTCGCGGATCGTGCTGCCCGAGTCGGCCAAGCTGATAGTTTGGTTGCGAGACAACGATTTCGCCTTCGATTACCTCGGGTGCGGGCTTTTCGGCTGGCGCTTGGACGGATTGAGTATCGACGAGCTGGCCGGAAATTTTCGTTCCTTCGGGCATAGGCTATACCTCCTCGGTATGTTCATCGGCCAGAATAGATTCGACATCTTTCGGCACAAATTCAGCACATGCGCTCGAATGCAGTATCTGATGGTTCCAGTAGCTTGCTCCGCATCGATAGCATCGCTCCCAATCTTCCGGCTCCGGGGCAGGCTGTTTTCGAGACTCCATTTCGGCATCGTAGTCCATCAGCTCGGCTCCTTATCGGTGGGAATGTCGATAGGGCAATCGGAGATGAATTCGAGCCAAGGCATACCCTCTTCGATCTCGAAGGCGATGTTTCGGACGAGAATGGCCTGAGCGGTTCGGCCCTCTCGATCACAGCGTTCGGCCCAGCGTTTCAGATCATCGACGTTCATGGTTTCGCTCCTGTATCGAGCCACGAATACTGGCTCAGGTGCTCACTCGATTTTCAGATGCTCCATTTCTGAGAGAATGGCCAGTTGTTGAGTCTTCAAGGCTTCCACTTGCCTGTCGAGTTCTTGGTGAGACTTGATGGCCTCCAAATTGGAGGGAGTATCGGCATAAAGTTGGCGCGGCGATATTTTCGAACGATTCTTCTTGCTATCGGTGGTCCAAACATCGACACCGGAATAGCTTGATTCTGCAACCGAGGTAACATCTAAAACCTTCCAACCCTCCCATGGGGCGAACTTATGTGCGCGCACGCGAGTGAATGGCTTTTTGTCTTTTGGCTCCGGTTTGTCAATCGCTTCTTTGGCCTTTGCCAAGCTTTCAGCTGAACGCTCACGGCCGCGAAGTTCGAATAGCCACACATTGCGATTTTCGACATAGCTTATTTCGACGCCGCCATAAGTCGTTTTTAGTTCCTGCGCCATTAGCGTAACCCTCCTAGAATGAAGTAGATTTCGGCATAGCCGAGCACCGCGACAAAGGCGATCCAGAAGAACTGTTTAGCGAGTTTCATTTACGGCCTCCAGTTTCGAGCCACATCAGAAAGCCGATAAAGGCAATACAGAGAACGAATTCGGCAAACTTCTTCATTTCGGCTCCGGGAAGTCCTCGTGCCAGATTTCCATGCGAGCGCGTTCCCGTTCTTTCATTTCGAGGCGAGCGCTATTCGAATAGCTCGGGCGGAACAGGAAATAACCCAGAGACAAGCCCAAAATAAAGAAGCAGATATATAAAATATCGTGGTTCATGGACGCCTCCGATTCACGCAATGAGCACCGAATTTCGGGCACAGGGACCGGGAACCAGGCTCGAAGCGCACCGTTTTGACAATTGGGCGCATCGGGCAGCCAGAAGCGAGTAATACGAGGATGAGAAGGGATTTCATGGCTTCTCCTCAAATCGTTCACGCACAAGCGCTTCGAGTATCTCAGCAGCTTTGTCTTCTCGACCAGCTTGGTAAGCGTCTGCGCCAATCATCTCTTTCTCAACCTCGGCCATAATCTTGTCGCATGTGCACTCGGCGCCAGCCCTCGATTTGCAGCTTCGATAATGGAATGGCCGTTTCATGGCGCCGAGAATAGCATCACGAGAAAATAGGTCAATAGTACGGAAGTTCTAGTACCACCCAGCAAAATAAAGGATTTAGCTCACCTAGTACTATTTGGGCTTGACAATCGCACCAAAACAGGCGTATAGCGTTTATCGACACAGTTGTGCCTAATCCACCGAGGCAGAACGGTGAGAGCGTTTTACAGCTTGGACAATCCACCGACCCGAAAATCAAGAGAGCAGCGCCGAATCGAGCGAATGGAGCGTTTAGAGCGCTTCGAGGCGATGCGAATACACGGTGAGAACCGAGGCTGGCAAGTCAAATCGAGTGCGGGGATTCCAGTATGGCAGTTCGTAGCGGGCGGAAAAATACAGCCACCCAATCGACAATGAGTGATGCTCAAAGGCGGGAATTACAGCGTCAGGCCGAAGCGAACGAAGCAGCTATGAAATGGCTCAAATCGGAACTAAAGCGTCTTGAATCCAAAGCTCACACTTGAACTCGACCAATCGACCGGCCAAGTCTCGGTAAATGGCCCAATCGACCAGACATTATTCTGCCTCGGCATGTTAGAACTAGCCAAGAACGCGATCCTCGACCATGCGAAACAATCGAAGAATCAGATACTTGTCGCCAGACCGGCGATAAGCTTGGTGAAGCAATGAGTTGGACATTCGAACCAGCTGATGCCATTTTAATCCCAGCCTGGAACGATATGAGCTGTTTCTCGGCCATCTTGGCAGAAGCATTGGAGTTATTCATAGACAGAGATTGCATGCCGTTGTTCTCGATGATCGACTGGAGCTTCGATAATGTTCGTTAAAGGCCAATCCGGTAATCCTCACGGTCGGCCAAAGCTCGGAGAAGCAGCTCCCAATTCACTATTATTTTTAGCTGTACAAGAACAAGCACTCGAAACAAATCCTGAAAGTCTCGAAATGTTAGCCAATTCAACATGCGAAACGCCCTCGAAAAACAACTCATCGAACTCATAATTCCAGACCTCGGCCAAAGATTTAAAGGCAATGATTTCAGATCGTTGTGTGGACCTGGGGTTTATGTGTTCATGGACGGAGATTCAGCGCTTTATGTGGGAATGGCCTCTAACTTATTGAGAAGGCTGGGTGGTAGGCATCATCAAGTCGAAGCAAAGAAAACTTGCACCGATGTGCTGATTTATCGCACCAAATCGGTTGATGATGCGTACAAACTGGAGGCTTTGCTCATCGGAGGCCTGAAACCGGCAAGAAATATGCAACGAAAAAAGCGCTGGCTAAATGATCTACTTGGTAACACGCCTACATTCAGTGGCTTACAAGTATGAAGTCATATAAGCTACATTATGTTTAGTGGTTATTGCCCTCATAAATCCCGGTACCTTTGTGGAAAAAGCCTCAGCCGGATGGCGGGTCGCCCCAGGCGTCACTTTGTGAGCGACGTGGCATTGCCTAGCAACTTTGTGCCTACAAATCCCTTGATTTCCGTACCCACATCTGGTATCTGTACCCCCATGCTGGACACAACGTGGAAGCTGCGGGTGAGCGAGAACGAGCTTACGGAGTGGAAGGCGATGGCAGCGGAACGAGGGATGCTGCTTTCGGAGTGGATACGGAGTTGCTGCAACGCGGCGGGGCCGTCAACGGCGCGAAGGATCGAGAAGATTGCAGCAGAGATGGCCCACGACGCCGGAAAGTCGATCATCGAAGAACTTGAGCCAGTTGCTTCAGTATCGAGTGTGCGGGAAGACGCTGCGGTTCCTGCGGCTGGCGGACGGAAGCCTTTTACCGATCCATTTCCACCCGAGGCTGTATCAGATCCAAAGCCAGGAATATGCGCAAACTGCGAGCATCGAAGATCGAAGCACGGCGGATTTGGTTCGGCCTGTCAGGAAGACAACTGCTTATGCAGTGGCTTCGAGTGAGGGACTGGCCGGATTCGAGCCGAGTGGTGCATGGGATAAGGGTGTGGTACTGAGTGGACGTTAAGCCTCCCCGAAGATCGGTGCAGCTGGGTCCAGGACAGCATTACGGATCTCCTCTTCAGTCGGTGCATGGACCGGCACCGGCGAAGCCTTCCGCAGTTCAATATTCGAATCCCGAGATACAAGACCTCTACGATCGGCTGAAAAAGGTGTTTGCCGAGATGGGGCATGAGTTTTAGCCTTCGGTTCGAAGCAATAGAGAAGGCGAACCTTAGCCGGTGCGACGGTCGGAGTTTCGTTCGGCGCATGTCGGTTCTAGGAGCATAAGATGTCAGCACTGACAGTCAATTCGGGAGTGAGTCCGTTCTCGCCTTCGAGCGTGGGCGGGACTTCGACTTCCGAACAGATGTTTCCAGCGCCTTCGGGGAACTTCACGTCCTCGACGCTATCGACAACCACGCCCATGCAGCTCACGATCCCGAATAATGGGCAGTACGAGCAGCAAAGGATCGTGGTGAATGCCTCGGGGAAAGTCACCCTGGGGTCTACCTCTTCGCCGACCCTGCTTTGGAAGATGTACAGCGGCAAATCCCTTACGGCCTCTTCCAACGGCACGGCACTCCTAACGATGTCGGCCCTGACTGGGTTGACGGTGAGCAAGACGTATCCCTGGTCCTGGCAGTCGGTGTTTCAAGGTGATTCGACTTCCGGCATCTTGCAGGCGATCTCTTCGACGCTGTGGGTCGATAACGCCACAGCGGGGACGATCACTCTCACGGGTATCGCATCGGGCGTGAACTTCGGAGGCGGAGTGGGGATCATCACTTCGGGCTACTCTTCGAACTACGCCCTGAACTTCGTCGTGTCGTTCACGTTCGGCGTGTCTTCGGCGACCAATATCTGCTACTGCTCGCAATTCGTGGCGGAGAGTTAACCGATGACAACCCTAGCGCAGCACGCCCAGGTCGCAAACGACGGGCAAAACAACGACTTCCTTCACTACACCGCATCGAGCGGCCAGATTCTTTATGCCATAAACTCCTCCGGCAACACTTCCATATCGGGAGGCGTGGCGCTTGTCGGCCTCGGCCAGCCTTCCATCGTCTACACTCTGAGCGCGAGCCTGGGATTCGCGGTGTGGAATGCGGCGGCGGCGGTGAACATGCTTCCCACCACCGTTCCAACCGGCACGTATCGCATTTCCCTATACCTCGTTACGACTACCGCTTTTGTAACGAATACAGAAGAGGTGATTACGTTCGGGTGGACCGATGACGACCAGGCCCAGACGCTTGCGTTTACGACCTCGGCAAAATCGGCTGGTACGACTCTCGTTGGTTCTCAGTTGATTCGTGTCGTAACGAGTACGGCAGTGACCTATACCCCGTCAGTGACGGGATCGAACGCCACGGCAGGTGTCAACGCCGTATCTATCGTTGTGGAAAGGCTTATATGAGTTCAGCACCATTCAGTTTGCCGCAATTCGGAGTCAGTCTCAAAGGCAAGGCCACGAATCTTGCCCAGGGCACGCAAGCGCAGATCGGCATCGATCAGTTCAACGCTCAGACGGTTTCCCAGGTTGGGATGCCGTATGGGTTTATGACCCTTGCCGGACTCATGTGCACGGGCACCTGGCCTGCTGCCGCCGCTGCCGCTTTATCGGCCACGGCGCTATCTGCCTGGTCGCTCTATAACCCGGCAGGGTCAAATGTCAACATTCACCTCCAGAGCATTACGGCGGTGATGACAGCCTTCACCGCTCAGGCCGCATCCTCGGCAGTCGGCATTCTTCCTTTTACCCAAACTCCGACATCGACCACCACGACCGGCACAGCCAAAGCCAACTGTCTGATCGGGACGGGAAACGCGGTGCAGGGCGTCCAGTACGTGACCGGGACCACGGTTGGCGCGGTGACGGTGCCGATACGCTGGATCGGCGGCATTTACACGGACCTGGCCGCCGGGGATACGCCCGCGACGTTGCACGATGAAATCGCGGGGTCGATGATTATTCCTCCCGGCAGCGGTATCCAGATTGGCGCGGTTGGAGGCACGGTTGCCGACCTCACCATCGCTGTCAGCATGACCTGGGCCGAAATCCCGGTATGATGAAAATAGCTCGGTGTCACATCATTCATGTCATGGAGGCCGCTGATGAAATCGGCCTCCAGACATCCTTCTACCCGCGATACACATTGACCGCCAAGAAAGTAAAAAGCGGTTGGAATGTGAGATTTTCTCCTCCGAACAGAGTGAAACTCAATGCCATTCAAAAGTCTCGCGCAAGAAGGTTATCTTCACGCCCATCCAGAAATTCTAGGTAAGTCCGGGCTGAAAGAATGGGACTCGGCCACGAAAGGAAAACACTTGCCAAAACACGCCAAGCACGGATTCACGCATTCGGAGATCAAGCACCACCACGACGGAAGCCACACCGTAACCCATCACCACATAGACCCATCGAAGACTGTAGAGCATGCCGTTCCCGATCTTGCTGGGGCGCAAGATTCGCTTGAACAGCACATCGGCGCCGGAGCGCAGGCTAGCGAACCGCCTCCCATGCAAGCGGCTCCCGGAGGGATGCCCGGTGGCGCGTAAGAAGATGAAGCTCAAGATTCACAAGGGCGGCTTCCATGAGTGGCTCGGGAAGAAAGAAGGCCAGCCCATCACGAGCGCCGATATTGCCAAAGGATTAAAGGCCGGGGGCCACGCCGCGAAGATGGCCCAGTTCGCCAAAAATGCCCGATCCTGGCACCACTGAAACTCCAATCGTTGAAGCTCCTCGACCCTCGGCCCTCCCCGATGGATGCACGAATGAGTCGTACTACAAGTCGGAAGCGCGTCCCCTCTACCAACTAAAGCCTCTGTGGAAGAAATTCGGGGATGAAATCTCCTTCAAGATGTGGCTCGATTTCCGGGACAGATGCAGGAAGGATTTGTTCTGGCTCGGCAAGTACGTTCTCAAAAAGGATTTGACAAGGTGGCATCTCATCCCCTGCTTTCGCATGTTCGTGCAGAAGAACTTCGATGGAGTCTATAAGCTCGGCTATTCCATCGGGGATGTTCATTCCGCGATTGGAGCGCAGAAGCGGGTCAAGGAGATGCTGTTCCTTGCTTCCCGAGGCAGTTTTAAGTCAACGCTCGACGGAATTGATTCGGTTCAGTGGATGCTCAACTGCCCGGACATTCGCATCCTGATCCTGACCGGGGAATATAAGCTGGCCCTCGCGTTCATGTCGGAAATCAAGGGTTACTTCTACCGGGCTGAGAAGGCTCCTGCTACGTTTCTTCACAAACTGTTCCCCGAATACATCCTCGAAGGCAAGGACGGGACATCCGACCAACCCCTCGAATGTCCCGCCCGGATACATAACCAAAAGGAACCTAGCCTATGGGTCAACGCGATTGTGGCGAACCTGTCGGGCTGGCACTGCGACATCCGAAAGATGGATGATGTCATCACGGATGAAAACTGCAATTCGGTGGATGCGCGAGGACCTGAAGGAAAACTCAAAAAGAAGATTGACGGTACCGATAACCTCGTCGATGAGTGGGGATTCACCGATATTATCGGGACGCCTTATTACACCGACGATTATTACGCCGAGCGCCTGAAAGCCCCCCCCGAGGAAGCGCCTTTGATCTTTGGGAAGTTTCCTTGCTGGCAGATCAAAAAGCCGTTCATCGGGACGCCGATCAAGGAACTCAAGGAAGAGATGGTCGATCTTCTCTTCCCCGAAAAGCTGACCTTCAAATCGCTTCGCCAAAAGCTCATGAAGAACGAGACCCTGTTCCGCTGCCAGCAGTTATGCGAGCCGGCGGCGGAGGGCGAAAGCATCACGTTCACGGAGTCGATGCTCAAGGCGCATTTGGTGATGGAAGCGCCGCACGCGGAAGGCGATATTTACACGACCTGGGATACTTCGTTTGCGAGAACATCCTATGCCGATTATTCCGCAGGCGTAGCGGTAAAGATCATTCCCCGAGAAGGCAAGAGCTTCGACGCTTACATCATGGAGATTGTATTCGGCAGATGGCGTCCTTCCGAGCTTGCGTTTCAGTACGTGATGTTCGAAAAGAAGTGGAAACCAAAGGCATCCTTGATTGAGCGTCCCGCCGGGGATGAACTGCTTCGCATCGAGCTTCAAAGGCAGGCCCAGAAACATTCCGTGGCCCTCAACATCATCTGGAAGAATGTCTCGAATAACAAGGACTCGAAACGCAATCAGATCAAAGGCATCGAGACGCTTATCTCGAATGATCAGTTATGGTTCTTCGGCGGACAGTGGATCGACGAAACGTTCAATCAGTTCATGCGCTATACCGGAGAACCGAAGAACAAGGGCCGGAAGGATGACATCCCGGATGCCGTTTCGCAGATTCAGTTCTTCTGTCCGTTCACTTCCGGGAATGAGGAACTGGAACGTCTGAAGAAAGAGCGGGAACAGAAAGCCGATCAACTCGCCATTTATAGCCATATCTTCGAGCGGCCCAACAAGCCAGTGCCTCTTCTTCCGCCAGTTCCGATGCGTCAGAGATTATTTGGGAGTCTTGCCAGATGATAAATGTCGAATTAATCGTTTCTGGAAAAAGAGCAAGCGGTAAAACCACAATCATTGAAATTTGTAGGAAGGCTTTGGAAGAGCAAGGATTGAAAGTTTCTTCAAGGGTTGTATTGAAAGACGAGGGAATTATCACCGAAAAGGTAGAAATTAAGGGGACTCTTCCAAAATCTCCATGAGCACCAAGCCAGCTGCAGTCATCGACAAAACCAACACCCGTTACAACGCCGAAACCGGAACGCACGATTTCGACGATGATGCGGCCTTGAAGTTGGTACTCGATGATCTGACTGAAACCGATACATGGATGAATCTTCAGCAATGGCCTTCGAGATGGCTTGATTCGATCATGCTTCAGCAGTCTCCCGTATCGGGATTCGATGATATTGCCAAGATGTCAGTGCCGAAGTTCACGCTCTCGAACACGGTTGCCACGCTTGTCAGCAAGATCATCCTGGGAATGTTTTATGACGATCCGCCATTTGTGCTTCGCCCGCGTCCGAATACCGATCCAAATGTAACGAGGGCCAAGACCGCTCTTTTCTCCTATCAACTCGACGAGATGAAGTTTCAGGAAGAGATCGAGGCGGGCTGGGAGTTTCTAGCTCTTCTCGGTACAGGCATCTGGAAGTGGGGCTTCTGCAACAAGAAAAAGAAAGTCACAGAATTCAAGGCAAAGGAAAATCCGACTCCGGTTGACACTCCATTCACAACGGAGCAAGTCCATACTCCCGATTCGATGGAATTTGAGGAAGTCATCGAAGAGAAGGATGTCGCGCATCCGTGGCTGAAGGCTTGCGACATTCGAAATGTAAGAGTGTGCAAAGGAACGAGGCGCGGAGACATTCGCAAGGCCAAGTTCGTCATTCACAGCGAATACCCGACATGGGATGAACTGCAAGACCTCGCCGAAGAAGAAGACTACGATCTACCGGACCGCGAGACACTGGAACGGTTCTTTCTTGAGCGCTCGACCACTCCTCCGGGCGATAACCTGACCATCACCCTCCCCGAGAACATGCGCGGATATTTGCAGACCGCGACTCCGAGGAATTTTAAGGACAGCGCCAATCCTTTCGATAATGGAATTGAACTGGTCGAGCGGGTGGACCCGAAGCACAAGATGGTCGTCATTCGCGTTGGCGGTGAACATAACTTCATCGTCTACAACGGGCCGAACCGCTACGGCAAGATCAATTACTACTCCTCGAACTGGCGCAATCTTCCCGATGCATTTTATGGTCAGGGCCTCGGACAGCTCATTGGTTCCGAACAAATGGTTGAGCAGGGGACAACGGCTCTTGCTCTTGCAATGCTTGCCTATGGACTTCAACCTACTGCAGTTCGGAAAAAGGGATTTAATGCGATCAGTCAGGATACGGTATGGGAACTCGGAGGTATCGTCAATGTGGAAGACGATGTGGACAAGGCTTTCAAGTTCCTGGAGTTTCCTAATGTCCCTGCCGAGGCTTGGCAATTCATTCAGCTTTCGAAGGCCGACTCCGCCGAAACCAGCGGAGCCAATCAGCAAACTTCGATGGGAGCTGGAGCAAGTGGAGTCAAGACTACAGGAATGCGATCAGGAACGGGGGCTGCTCTTGTTGGTCAGGCAAGCGCTTCTCGACTCGATGGCCCGGTCGAACGCTTCATCCGGCAAGTATTTGTACCCTGGCTCTACCAAATGGACGAGCTGAACAACAAGCTCCTACCCACAAAGATTCTGAACGATGTGCTCGGGGAAGAGATCGGCCAGGAGTTCAAGGTCGATCACATCAAATTCCGCAACGCCAAGATGGAGTTCGATGTACTTGCGGGCGCGCATCTCGGGGCGAAGAAAGAGCAGGCCCAATTCCTGCCATTTGTCATGCAACTGGTCAACAACCCGACGCTCATGGAGCAGGCAGCGGAGCAAGGTCTGAATTTCAACTTCAAGGCTTGGTTCGATGCGTTCTCCGACCTTGCCGGATACAGCTTCACGCAGAACTTCTTTACCAAGATGACTCCGGCGCAGCAGCAACGCAGACAGGCGAACTCCCCGGCTGGTGTCGCAGCGCAGAAGAATCAAGCCACGCAGAATCAGCAAGTTCAGAAGTTCCAACAGGAGCAACAGCTTCTTGATCAAGAGCAACTTGGCAAGGGCGCGAACGAATCGCAGCGCATCATTCTCGAACATGTTTTGGATCAGGGACTAGAAGGCGGCGAAGGCACATTCGGGACGGCAGAGCAATGATGGACCTATCGAAAGTTCTGCTTGGCGAGTATCTGACGCAGACTGAGCGCCTGTATCTAAGGTCGCTCCCGGACCATGACGGTTTCCCGGTGCTCAAGAAACTCTTCGATCAGGTCTGCCGCCTCGCGACCGAAGATGTCGTGAAGCTCGACCCTGAGGACGAGCATTACGAACGAAAGCTGGCTGCAAGGACGCAGCGGGCGAGGGATTTCAACGAGTTTGCGGGATGCATTATCAAGAGTTTCAATGCCAACGTACAGATCGCCAATGACATAGAGAAAAAGGAGAAACACAATGCCGGAACAAATTCAAGACCAGAAGCCAACTGAGAAGTTCGTATTCGAGTTTCAGCACACCGACCGAAACGGTCAGCCAATTATCGACCCGCGCACCGGAAAGCAGGCCTTCACGAACCTCACGGGCGCGAATGAAAGGGAAGTGCTCGACAAGCTGAAAGAATCGTACTTGGAACTGGAGAGCGCCTATGTGCGCGTGCGCTCACAAAAGCCAGTTCCGAAAGCAGAACAGCCCGCTCCGAAAGAACTATCGGCGGAGGAAGAACGGCAGGCTGTTACCGAAGTTACCGACCCGGTAAAAGGGCGTGCGGCGATCCGCAAGCTCGCGGGAGTCGAAGACCTCGAAGCGCGGCAAAAGGCCACTGATGAAGCCAAATTCCAGGCCGATGCCCGAGCCGCTGCTTATGCTTTTATGGCCCAGCACATCAATGACTACTATCCCTGCCAAGCCAATTCCGCCGAATTGACCAAATACATCACCGAAAATGAGTTAGACCCTCGCAATGTCGAAAACTATGAAGTAGCCTTCAATGCCGTCGAGCATAAACTTGCGCCTCGGCCCGCACCACCCGCACCGCCAAAGATCGAAGAGCCTCCCGCAGCGCCGCCCGAAAAGAAGGCGAGCGGAGGCGTACAGCCCGGACAATTCACAGGCGACAAGCCAAGACCTCGAAACGCCAAAGCAATCACCCGAGAGTCCATCAATGAAATGCGCCGCACCGCCGAGGGGCGTGCGGAGTACAAAAAGCGAATGCGAGACCCCGAATTCGTTCGGCAGGTCAACGCGGCATTTCAGACACAAACTTAAAAGGAGATTAGAAAATGGCAGGTCCGAATCCATCGGCAGCAAACGTCGGAAACGTACTCACGGCACAAGCCATCGAGTTCGATTCCGAACTGATCCCGAACCTAAAGTCCAACACCAACGCCTTCATGCAGGCGGCGGTCAAGCGGGTGCAGGGCGAGGGAACAGGTATCAACCGCACGTTCTTCCAGTACGAGGAACTCGGCGCTCAACTCTTCCCCACAACGGATGGCGCGGTCGGCTCTCCGACATTCGTGGGCCAGATTTCACTTCCCGCGCAGGTCGGCGAGTGGAACAACTTCGGCAACTTCTCGGCAATGTCGGTCTATGCGGCAGTCGATGATGTGGTCGGCAACTCGGCTATCGAAGCGAGTTACCAGGTCGGCCAGACTATCAGCGAACTCTATGCCGAGGAACTCGATGCGGCATCGACAAGCGATTCGAACGTCAACCAGTCCTCGCTTCTCTCTTCTCCCTACACGATGAACCTCCCGACCATTCGAACGATGAAACAGCAACTCGTTTCGATTGGCGTGCTTCCGCCTCCGGGACACGGCGGACGATTCTGCGGCCAGATCAGCCCGAACGTATTAGGCGATCTCTGGAACGGAACCACGGTCAACGCTTCGGCTATTGACTTCTGGAAGTACACGGCGGCAGGGCAGGAAATGTACGACAAGATGGCGGGCCAAGTCGATCAGAACTTGGAGATCGAGTTGCCCGGAACCGGAGTCGTGTTCTATCAGACGCCTTTCGTACTGAAGACCGCGAGCTATCAGTCTGGCAGCCTGACCGCTTATCGGACCTACATCTGCGGCCACTATGCCCTGATCGGCGTGTGGCTGAACGTCCCCGGCGACACGGAACTTGGAGACGGGAACTGGAAGACCATCGACTGCAAGGTTGTGAACGATGCGCCTTCCTCAGCCTACGATCCGGTTGCGACTATCGGCTCGTGGTGGGCATGGAGATTTCATCAGACTGTGACCACTCCGCCTACTTACGGGACCGTGAACAGCCAGCGCGTCCGGTACGCGGACTCAGTACCAGCCATTCAATGATCGAAACGAACGCCAGCCCGTTCCGTAGCCAGCACAATGTCAAGGTCACGGAGCAGGGCATCAAGAACATCCTCGCCGATGGGACGCCGAGATGGGTGTCCCATCCAAAGGATTTCAAAGAGTACGCGAACGAGGAGTACTACCGGGAGAAAGAACAATCCGACCGCCTCGTATCGGCTTACCGGATGGAGGAGCAGGATACTCTGACCGATGAGAAGGCCCGCAAGGTCGGCAAGATCAGCACTCGGGAGTTCATCAAGAAACTGCGGGATAATGGGGTGAACTGTTTCACTTATCAGGTTCCACCGGATGCGAAGACTCCCGCTTCGATGCGGAACACGGTTGGTCTTTGGTGCGAAGTTCCCTCGGAGCGTTCCATCGGGTTTTCATATCGGGGCATCAACCACCAGTACATGACCTGGATGGATATTCCATTCATGTATGAATGGAGCATTTTGCGGCTCGACGATCACCAGCTTCCAGCGGGGGAGAAATACCGTGGATGGCGCACGATACTTGCACGTCTTGTAATGCGAAAGGTTTTGAGCGAAGTGAAGGCCAACCGGATATTCGGCGAGCCTTCCGGGGCAACATCCAAGATTTACAAACGCACGCTATTCGAATTCCGAAACGGAAGGATAAAACTCAATGACCGACCAACTGCAACCGAATGACGAACTACTGAAGATCATGCGCGCCCGCGAGTTGCGGGAAGCGCAGCGATTCGAGCAGGAGCAAGCCGAACGGCAGGAAAAGGAACTGGGTCGCAAGCAGCGCATCGCCACCCAGGTCGAACAGGATAAGCAGGTATTCATCGCCGCAGCCGAGTGGCAGGCGAAGTGCGACCACCGCAAGGGAACGAGCGGAAAGAAAAAATGGAAGCATATCGACTACATGCTCTCGAAGCACACGTTCCAGAACGGCGTCGTGCAATTCAAATGCCTGAAGTGCCGGTTCAAGGCGTTTCCCGGAGATACTCGGGAAGCGTGCTCCTACAACTTCGAGAACTTCATGAAGGGCAAGAATAAGGTGAAATATCCGAATCCCACGGGCCTATCCTACGCCGATTGGTTCAGGATGTTTCAGGACGACACGACCAATTCTGAGACGCGCTCGGAGATGGTTGTGGCAGGCCCGGTTCCGGTAACAAGCTGAGGGAGGAACGATGTCCAGTCGTACTTATCCAGCCCTGAATACTAGCAGTACTTTCACGGGATTCGAGACATTTTCCGGGGGAACAAGTCTCGGGCTTCGTTCGCAGATATTCACGGTAGCGGGAACGTTCACGATTCCGCCTGGAGTGACGGTTGCGAAAGTTACCGTCATTGCCGGAGGTGGAGCTGGCGGCGGAGGAACGAATGCAGCCAATGAAGGCGGCGGCGGGAGTGCGGGAGGCGTAGGGATTAAATGGCTCTCAGGGTTGACTCCCGGCAGTACATTGACTGTGACAGTAGGAGCTGGCGGCGTAGGCGCGGCTGGCACGACTGGAGGAAATGGAGCCGCTTCATCTGTGATATCAGGAACTCAGATCATTACTTCGATTCTCACGAATCCAGGTAGCGGCGGCGGCAGCTCCACTGCCGGGGCTGGTGGTGGGTTTACGACCGTTGGAAGCGGCGGAGACTTGAATTTTGGAGGCAGTCAAGGCGGCCCAATAACAGGAACATTCGGCGGTCAAGGAGCATCATCCATATTTGGAGCCGGTGGCGCAAATGCTGCGGCTGGCTCGAATGGCAATGCTGGCCTTGCTCCAGGTTCGGGCGGCGGCGGCGGAGGACAAGGAAGCGGTGGGACGACTACAGGTGGCTCCGGTGCCAATGGAATCGTAATTTTCGAATGGGTGGGCTAATTGGCCGTCATCGTCTACGATCCATCGGAAAACGCCTACGCTCTCGGGATTGACGCGGCGGGAGAACTTCAGGCAACTATCACGACTGGGCCGACTCCGCCATCCATGCCGCCCGTCGTTTACGATACTTCCGGCAATGCTTATGCCATTAGCGTTCTTTCCACAGGTAATCTCTTCGCAAATCCCGTCTCGATTCAAGGCAATACCCTAAAAATCGCAGTAATTATCCTCGACAGTTCAGGAAACTCCTATTCTATCAGTGTGCGGACGGATGGTTCGCTTGGGGCCGATCCTGTCACGACTCCTACGACAGGCTCGGGGATCACGCTCCAGAATATCGCCGATGTGCTTTCCACGATGATCGACATTCAGCCGATTCTTTCGGTGGGCGGCTATTCGAACCTGACCATGCTCACGATAGCTAATGATGTAATGAATGAGATTTGCGCTCAATCCTTCCCGTGGCCGTGGAACGAGATTCAACTTCCGCTATTTTATTCAAACTCCTGGCAACAGGACTATGCCATTCCCGGACTCATGAATCTGGCATCCTTGCAGCGCGGGATCGTCGTGAATATCAACAATAACTCGGTGCCGAAGCCCTGGGGATACGTGCAATGCGTTCGGGAACAGACGATGGCAACGAGTTCCTGGAACGGCCCGTGCCCGTATTACAACACCTTCGTATTCAGCGCGAACTGGATGCTCAACTCGAATCTCTATTATGGGACGTGGGGAGATGCCAACACCGGGAATGCGACTTTTGGAAATAATCCTGTGGCAGGCAGTATTTACACAAATCCTCTTGGAGCCACGTCCCAGCCCGATAACCCAATCACGCAGATTATTGACGCAAACGGAAACCTGCTTGTCCTCACTCGGTATGGAGTTGAAGGAACCGCAGCGCCGATTGCTCCTGTCTATTCTCAGGGAGGAACGGTAGTCTCGGGCACCGGAGCAACAACTCAGTGGACCGTCGTGAATCCCGATGGGCAGGGCATTCGAATCAATCCGATCCCCTCGCAGACAGGCGTCGTATGGCAATTCAATCTTACTGGACAAAGAAAGCCTGTTCGATTCACAGGGCTTTCTCAGTCGATCTTTCCGCTTCCCGATTACATGGAGACGACGTTCCGGCAGGGATGCACGGCGCAGGCTTACCGATATTCGCAATCCGCGAAAGTGGCCGCGAAGTTCGACAAGGAATGGGCGCTCTGGCTTCGATCCTTGCTGCTCTTGCGTGAGCGTTCCGACAAAGAACGAGATGCTTCGAGGTTCGTGCCGAAGAAATCAGTGCTCGGGGCTGGCGGTCCGAGAGGCGGCTGGAAAGGTCCGGCTGATCCGTGGCTGGTGGGGCACTAATTGGCTTCGACGATCCAGCTTCAAAACACCGTAAACTGGGCCTCGGCATTCATCGAGTTTGAAGTACCAACGCTTGGCACTGCGAATGAACCTTCGATTACGAGCGCCAACACGGTCATGCAAACGATCCTCGGTCCTCCCTTCAAATGGAGTTTCAATCGCGCGACCGTTCCATTCACAACGACAGGCGGAAATCAAGATACGAAAGTGGCCGTCTCTAATTTCGGTTTCATCGAATCCGCGAGTGCTACTAGCGGAAATACCACTTTCGCATTCAAGGAAGTCAAACAGGAACTCACGATGGGCACGGAACCTGGCAGGCCGCAGTCCATCGCGGCACAGTTCGACGACAATGCGGGTAATATCACGTTCCGATGTCTTCCGGTGCCAGATAAGGCATATGTAGTGACTGTGACCTACCAGCAAGCACCACCCGCTCTCTTTTCGGCGCTTTCGACAACTTGGACACCAATCCCTGACAAGTACTCTTACATCTACAACTACGGATTCCTCGCGCTCACGATGGCCTACGACGACGATCCTAGATTCCCGCTTTTCAATCAGAAGTTTGTGGCGCATTTGCTCGGAACACAGCAAGGGCTGACCGAGACGGAGAAAATCATGTTCCTCGATAGCTGGAATCTGATCGCCCGACAGGAAGCATTGATGGGTATTAAGACGCAGCAAGGCCGACAAGCCCTCGGAACCTGATGCCCAGCCAATCGCTCTTACAGATTCTCGGCTCGAAGGGCAACAAGGAGACGCGATATGCTCCGATCTTCACAGACCGATTCTTCGTCGGATACTGGTCCAACCGAAATCCTCTGCGTAGTCCGCTGTCAACCTTCTACGCCGATGGTTGGCACCTGGGCGGCACAGATGCTCTTATATCGGGAACAAACATCGAGCTTTCGCCTCGCCTTACTCTGTGTCGAAGACCCGGAAACGTCGCCTATTCAACCGCAACCTTCACCACACCGCCTCTGACGTTCTATCCATTCCGCCTTTTCGGTGCTACGTCTCCATCCATCGACGTAATCGTAGACACGCTCGGGAACATCTATAACCTGACGACCACTTCCTCGACTTCGATCTTCTCGAAGGCCGCGAATGCGGGACAATCCAACTTCCTCGGGATCGGCCAGACGCTCTACTTCGGAGATGGCGCGGAAGTGATGGCTTGGCAGAATGGGACGATTCGGAATTGGGGAATCTCAATCAGCCCGTTCACGGCAGCGACGGGACCAAATACGGCAGGAACGGGCGCATCCGGAGCAGTTAATCCATGGACAAATCCAAGTGATATAACAGGAACCTCAGGATATGCAACTATTACGCTTAGCAATTCAGGCGGTATTTTCGGTCCGACTGTTAGCGGCACTTTGCTTGCTACAAATTTTTCTTTTTCCCTTGGACTCACCGAAATCGTTTCTGGCATAACAATTACAATCGCTGGCTTCGCCACAGTCAATTCCGGCACGGGCACTATTTTCAGATGGTTCCATGCGCAACTTCTGAGGAATGGAAGTCCTGTAGGAAATATTATTTCCGTTGCAGCTCCCGGTGTCAGCACCACGCTGACATTTGGAGGGAGTTCAAATACATGGGGTTTGACACTCAGCGGAAATGACATAAATCAGAGTACGTGGGGAGTGCAAATCACTGCGGTTTTATATGGCAATGCTAATTTTACGTTCAATGCTCAAAATGCCCAAGCGACGATAAATGGTGTAATCGCTCCAGCTGTGACACCGACAGGTTCAGGTTCTCTGTCTCTTACTACCGGATGGTCCTATGCAGCGGCTTATGGGAATTCAAGTTCAGGGCAAGTTTCTTCGGCCACTCCAGTAAGTGTCACCACAGGACCGCAGACCAGCAAATCCTACATCGGAGTAGGTCTTATCGCCTCTACTGATCCCCAGGTGAATCAAATATGGCTTTTCCGAACAACGGACGGAGGAAGTTCATGGCTCAACCTGCCAAGTTCTCCCTATCCGAATACGACGCAGACCATTCAGGATACGAATCCCGATACGACCCTGAATATCTTGCAGCAAGCGCCACTGAACTTCGTCAATAACCCGCCTCCGACGCAAGCGCTCGATCCGATCTACTATCTCAATCTTGTATGGGTGCACGTTGGAAACACAGTGTATTGTAGCCGGACGCCATCGGCCATTGTCGGAGTGACGCAGGAATCATTCCCTCCGGGGAATGCATTTCCTTTCCCCGAGACAGTCATTCGCAAAATTCCGTTCAGTTCTGGACTTCTGGTTTTCACGACTTCGAACATTTACATTATTCTCGGAAACAACACCTTAACGAGTCCGCTCTATCCGGCCCCTTTCGAGGCGGGTTATGGCATCCAGTCATGGAATGCGGTCTGGAACGATGGCAGCGTGATTTATTTCTTCACTTCGAATCATCGGATGATGGAACTGAATCCGTCCTCAGGACTCTCGGACATCGGCTTCCCGATTGCCGATCAGCTTGCCACGCTCAACCCGGCAAATGTGTATGTGACCTACAACAGTTCCACCTCGAATGACTCGGCTCTTTATGTCGGGGATGGATCGACGGGCTGGTATCGCTGCAATCCAAATCAGGTGCCGGATGGAGCGATCACAGGCCCGGTCTGGAATCCAAAGGCCACTATTGTCGGAGGATTGCAGGCGCTTGTCGGCATGGAGACTTCACCTGGAGTTCATCAGCTCATGATGGGCGGCTCCGGGGCGAGCGAACCTGTACTGGTGCGGGATTCGACGTATACGACCTTCACCGACAATGGAACCGCATACGAGGCGAATTACACGATTGGCAGCATCGTCCTAGCGCAGCCGGGGCAGGTAGCCATCTGCCGATTCGTGACCGCCGACTTCATCCGAACGGGGACGAGTCCAACAGTAAGTGTGTTGCTAGGGGAAGTCAGTGGCACATTCCAGAGCATTTCCGGGTACGTCTGGCAAGACCCACCGAAACTTCCAGCTTCGACATCGCTTTTCAACAATCGGTATTATTTCAAGCAATCCATCGGAGGAGCCGTTCCGCCTCCGGTACTGTGCAGGCACTTACAGATCAAGGTGGACTATGGCATGGATTCGGTGCAGAACGAAATTCTCAGCATGACGATAAACGCGGCAATCGTTCAGGAGAAATGATGCCGAAAATCGAAGAAAGCTACCTGACGAAGCCGCCCGAGGAAATGGGGCTGGAAACCGTTCCAGTTGGCGCGGCGATGGGAGGATCGGGGCCAGCCCCAGAGCCGAACTTGCAGCCGCAGTATTCCCGGTTCATGGTCTCGCCGATTCCGCTGGTAGCAACCTATCAGCCGGACGCCCTGAGACAGTTTTACCGGGGCGGCATTCCGCAGCAAAGGATATTCCCGAGAAGTGGCTAAGTTTCGAGCGGTCAAGGAATCGGACAAGGAAGAACTGGACACATGGATAGCCGCCGATCCGGGACACGCGGGAAGAGTGACTTCGGAGTTCTTCCTGACTCCTGGGAAATATCATTCGCTCTGCGCTGTCGAGGATGAGCAGGGAACTGTGATGTATCTACGACTCGAAGGCGAGATGGACAACATGCGGGCGCACATCCAGTTCTGTTCGAATCGCAAGCGGATCATGAAGACCTTTCGGGAAGGCTTTCCATTCGTCATGGCCGATGCGCGTGCGCGAGGATTTAAGGCTGTGGTGTTCGATAGTTGTAGTCCGGCGCTTGTGCGGTGGATGATTTTCGAGTTTCATTTCCTCGCTGAAATGAAAGCGGTGCTGTAGTGTGCGGCCCGAGCCAAGCCGAACAGAATCTAGCCAATCAGCAGGCGGCATTCACTTCGACGCTTCAGCAGGACTATTCCCAGACATTCGCCCAGAACCAGCAGATTCTCGGAGCGCTCAATAGTGTTCTTCAGCCGATTGTACTCGCGGGACCGAACCAGCAAGGCTTTAATCAGCAGGAGCTTTCGGCGCTCAATTCACAGGCGATCAATTCGAACGCGCAAGGGGTCCAGCAGGCAGAGACGGCAGCGGGCAAGCAGGAGAACGCGCTAGGAGGCGGAAAGTCTTTCCTGCCATCAGGCGTGAACGCGCAGATCAATGCCGGGATTGCTACCGCCGGAGAAGAGAATCTGTCGAACGCGGAACTCGGGATCACCGAAGCGAACTATGCGACTGGACGGCAGAACTGGCAGAACGCGCTATCCGGGGAACAAGCTGTAGCCTCTGGACAGCAACCTCTCGGATATGCCAATGCGGGAATTAACTCCAACACAGCCGCTTTCAATGAGGCCAATACAGTCTCGACGCAAACGAATCAGGAGTGGTCAAACATTCTTGGGGACATCACTGGTGGCATTCTCGGCGGAACGGCGAACATGGATACCGCAGGAACGTCCACTCCGACCGAACAGACTGGCAACATACTCACCGGAATTCTTAGCGGATTATAATGGCTGACTCAGCAAACGCGCTTTCAGGGATGTCCGACTCGCAAGAGCCGATGGAGACTCCGCAGGGCACCGGAGCACCTGGTACTGCTCCTCCGGCAATGCCGTCTCCGATTGATGCTCTGGCCGGAGACGTGGCCGGAAATGCGAAAGCCCTGTCAAACGCCAATCCGACGCCTCAGAAGCCCGGAGGGTGGGCGCGTGCGATCCTCGGCGGAGTCCAGAACGCTCTCGCCGGAATTCACAACAGCCCTGGCGGACTCTTCTACGAAGCCTCGGAAGGCGCACGTCAACAGCAACAGATTCAGAGGCAACAGAAGCAGCAGGCTTTCGAGAATCAGCAAAAGCAGCAGACCATGAGCCGGGAGGAAGCTATCGCTCGAGCGACCATTGCGCATGAGAATATCCAGACGCTCTATACCGGGCAACTCATGTCCCAGCTTTCCGACAAGAACCAGAAAGACCTCATTGAGACTGGTAAGCAGGCCGTTCAATCGCTTGTCGCGGCAAGAACTCCAATCATCCAACAAGACCTGACCGAAGCCGATGCCCAACGTCTCATCAAGGAAAAGAAACTCAGTCCAACGACTCAGCACGCTTATCCCACTGGGCAGATGGAAGACCCGACAGGCACGAAAGACCCTTCTGGCAATCCTCGACTCATAACGACGTGGACCGTTCTTGGTGATACGCCGGACATGCAACTGAGCGCCGAGGATGCCAAACTACTCGGCTATCCCGAAGGCACTACTATGAACGGGAGAACGTTCAATACGCTCTACACAGGGGCCATGAGCGCGCAAGCGGCTAGACTTCACACTCAGCAACTCTTCGATGAAGCGAATCTCGGGGCACTCAAAGCCTCTACGAATCTTGAAGTCCAGAAGTATGAAAAGGAATGGGGAGTTTCGCTCGGGAAGGCTTACGGGAACTTGCTCGACGCGCAGAAAGATTTCACTGCCCGGTTTCCCGATCAAGCTGGTCTCGTTCCTGAATTCGCTGGCGGAACTGATAAGTTTACCGCTCTCGTGGATGCGCAGCAACGAGATTTACAGGGTACTGCCACTCTTCCAAAGAACGAAGAGGAGGCGGCGGCTCAGACCGTAGCACGGAAGCAGGCTTATGAGGCGCATCCGACGCCATCAAACAAGGCTCTCTATGATCGGGCTGTCGATATGCAGGCGAATATCCAGCAGGTCGTACAGCGAGAGCGGCAATTCACTTCGGACCTCCAAAGAACGAACAATGAAGCCCTGAAAGGCGTCCAGCAGGGCAATGAACTGGCAAAGAAGGGCTTCGATGACATCAACAAGGCATGGACAGACCCGCACACTGGATTCAGTGGGGCGCTCATGCAAGCCCGTAACACGCTAAACGCGATTCAGGCCGGGGCCGATGGGAACGGCCTTTTGACTTCGATGGCTCCGACGATGGAAGTCTTGGGGATCAATCATGCCGCTGGAATCAGCCGGATTAGTCCTCAAGAAGCTGCGGCTGCCAATCTCCCTGGAGGCTGGGCGGAACGTTGGAATGCATGGGCCACGAAAGCGGCTACCGGAAAACTGAGTCCGCAACTTGCCACCGAAGGCAAGCAACTCATGAATCAGATCATCACGAGCAAGCACCAACAGAGCGTGCAAGATACGCGAATGCTCGCAGCGAATTCGAAGATTGATCCGGCCCAGATCACAGTTATGGACATCAATGGACAACCCGATACACTGGCCCATCAGATTCGAATCGGCGTGATGCAGAATCCGCCCAAAACTCCAATTCCTCCTGGCAAGACTCGTGTTCTGGCTTCCGATAACACGTTCCACGATGTTCCGAACGTCGATGCGGCAAAGAAGATTGATCCTAACCTGACGGTGATAGGAGTAGGAAAATAAGCACTACTCCGGTTGATTTCTCAAGCATTGGCGGCGATCCCGTTCCGGTCGATGCCTCTTCGCAGCCAGCGGTTGACTTCTCGGGCGTTGGTGGAACATCAGTATCCGGCGCGGCACCACAAGACCAGCAACAACAGGCTCCTCCGGCTCCGCCTGAAGGATATGCCGCTCACTATTTCAAGAGCGTCATCGACCAGACGAAACAGCAATGGGCGGCTACCGAGGCATGGCGCAAACAGGAAGAGGCTGTGGCTAAGAGCGTTTCCGATGCGGTGATGAAGCGAGACTTCGGGACGGCGGCTGAGATTCTGATTCCGCATCTTCTCAAAGGGGCTAATACCGCTGTAAATGCGGCTTACGCCGGAGCAACAGCACCAAATGATCCGAATAGGATGCTAGGCGCTCC